GTAATTGTAGAAACTGCTTTACCCACCATTTTCAAATCGCACATTCCGGTGGACATTATTAAATCAAATCCTGTTTCTACACATTTTTTTAAAAAAACTTCATCTGTAACCTTTGCTGATGGAATCTTTAAATAAGACATGTTTGGAAAATTAGATTTAAGAAAAGCTATTGATTGTAAATCCCAAGGACTTGCAAACCAAGATACATTTCCTTTTTCTTTACAATATTCATCAATTTCTTGATACTGTTCTAAAGATAGTTCGAGAGCTTCCTTCTGTGCTCTCTGGGTTTTTCCAAAAAGGCTTTCTCTAGGGCTATCTAAAAATTCTTTTGTGTAACATAAAGTTATATCTCGTTTTTGGAACTTCACGTAGGGGATATTAAGATCAGAACAAGTATCTATAAGTTGTTTAATAATACGCATGTCCCCGTTATGATTTATTCCAATCTCCCCAACCAATATCACAGAATTCATTTTATAAATTCCCCCTTATTCAAATCCCATTTCTTTCTCTTCCATTCCTTTTTTAAATCTCTATAAATCCTAATTAACCCCTTCCAAATAATAGAACCATCTGTACAAAGATATTTTGTTGATTCCGTTTCACCTGATTTTTTAGCAAGATTTCTCAAACGTTTTGCTGTTTTTCCTCTCATATATCCTCCTTATTTTTATCATGTTATCTTTTATATCCATGATTTATTTCTAATAATAAGTGAAATACTTGATGCATCCATATTAAATTCAATACCCAATTCCTTTTGTGTATAATTTCCTGTTTTGTGTAACTTTCTAATTTCATTAGCTTTTTCTAAAGTTAAAATGACTTGCCTTGTATTTCTTGTGTTCTCTTTTGCAGTTACCCAATTACAGTTAAATGGTCCATAATTACCATCATTATTTATTCTATTTATTTGTAAATTATCCTTATACCCATTATTTACTGCCCAATCCCTGAAATTAATAAATCCATTTAACTTGTTTGTCCATTCTGGGCATACTGTTATCCCTCTTCCACCATAGTCTTTGAACTGTTTAAAATTTGAATTGTAAACTCTTCTTTTTATCTCTCTCCAAATATTATACAATCTTGTTCCTTTACCCCCATGTCTATAATTAGGATTATTATCTTTACTATGATGTCCTTGTATATAATTAGGAATACCACACCAATTATGATGTCTCTTTATTTCTATTTGACCACCACAACCACATTTACATGTATGAGAATAATAATTCATATACTTTAATTATTTTGATGAAAATTTGATTTTATGTCATAAACGTACACAAGACTTTGTATTCCATCCTCTAAAGTTGCTAAATTTAACTGCTTTTTTCCATTTATCAAACCAATAAATGCTTCCATCTCACGATAAAACAAATCATTCCAATCATCAGAATTATTAGGCAATAAATCAAAAGTTTCTATTTTTTCTATACCATAAACAGTAATTTTTCTTGTAGGAACTTTTAATAAAAAATCTAAATTTATTATTATAGGAATACATTTATTATCTAATTCTAAAGAACTTAAAATAGTAATATTATCCTCAACCCCATACCCTAATCTATTGCTATAAATAGCTGATATAGGATACTGTTGCCCAAAAATCCATGTTAAATAATCTATCTCATGGCTTTGGCTATTGAGAACCCCACCCCCCGCTTCATTTTTCAAAGCATAAAAGTCTTTTAAATCTCTACCATTTGTCCAATTATAAATACTATTACAATGATATGCTTCAATTCTATAAATATCCCCAAATTCATTATTATCCACCATATTTTTTAATTTTTGAAGATTTGGATGAAATCGCATCTGAAATCCCATAGCACATTTCAAATTATTTTCTTCAACTTTATCTTGTAATCTATAAATTTGGGCTAAATTGTTAGATAAAGGTTTTTCTATAAAAAGATTAAATCCCCTCTTTGCTATTTCTATTGCTATATCTATCCTTTCAGGAGGCAATGAACAAACAAAAGCAGCATCATATTTATTTAATAATGCTTCATCTAAATCATGATAAATTTCATTTATAGCATAAAAATCTAATAAATTATTGCTAAGTGTAATGTTCAAATTATTATCAAAAATTCTATATTGTTCTCTTTTAGAACAATAAATATCAATTACACAATCAGGCAATAAAGTTTTAAGATTCCTGAAATGCCTTTGTGCTATATTCCCCGCCCCACAAATTAAAAAGTTTTTCATATTATTTCACCCTCTTCAAAAATCCATACGGAGCAAAACTTAAATAAAATTTTTCACAATATCTATCAATTATAAAATTCTTGGAATTACCAATAAATTCAAAAACAGCTTCTAATGGTTCTGCTGTATTTGTATCTTCCACAATAATGTAAGACCCTACAGAAACAAATTTACTATATATTTCAAGTTCTTTTAAAACATGACTTTTAGAATGGTCACTATCAAGAATAACCATAACTTTTTTATCTTTCACCTTTGGATTAATAAAATTTATTGTAGCTTCATCAACAGAATTAGCCCAGAGATAAGAAATCCTTCCATGTTCAGGCAAGTTCCCCTTACCATTAGTATCTACTGTTATAATTTTCCCATTACCTATCATATCACATATTGATGCAAAAAACAATGCAGAACCCCCAACTTTAGTCCCAGTTTCTATAATATAATCAGGTCTTATATTACAAATTAATTCTTGATATATCCAACAATCTAATGGACATTTCTGAATAGGAACTCCCAACCAATTAGTGTTTTTCCAAGTTCCACCAATACAAGAGGATTCATAGTACAAGTCATGAAAATCTTGAATTATTTTATTAACTTTTTCAGTATCATTGTATTTTTTATAAAAAGTTTCTCTCTCCATTTTTACTTAATCCCCCAAACTCTTATGCAATCATCTTTAATTTTTGATTCCCATATAATAATATTTGAAAAATGATTAAAACATAATTTTACAGCATCTAAACTAAATCTCCAATAATCTTTTGGGTGTTCATGATATTTGAACTTATACTCAGGAACACTTAATATTAATTTTCCACCCACTTTTAACACCCTTTTCATCTCATCTAAACTTGTCCAAAAACAAGTATCATGCTCCAATGTTCCTATAGAAATAACATTATCAAAACTATTTGATTTAAATGGTAAATTGTGACTTGATGCTTGAATATTTACATTTTTGCCTTTTCTTATATCTATTCCGATATAAAAACCTTCACATAAACTTTTTATAGAACCATTTATATCCAAACTACCAACATCTAAAGTTCTGCCCTGCAAATTTAAAGACTTTATAAAATTTTTATCTTCTGCCATCATTTATAATAAATCCCTAACAAATTCAATTTGTTCTTTGATAGTTTCTACTTCTTCCCCTTCCACGCCACGAGCGACTTGTAATGTAAAATTTCCCAAGTAATCCACCCTTCTTAAAAATGTAAATAAATCCTTCCATCCATTTCTTCCAATAACACCTTCGCCCAATGGAACTGTATTTCCTTTAGAATCCTTTTCTTTTATATGAATATGATGTAACATATTATAATCATTATAATTTTCCATTTCTTTAATTACATCTCTATTATAATTATTTCCAATATCAAAACAACACCCTATTCTACCCGATCTTGAATTTAATTTATCAGGGTAAGTTAGATCATTTATAAAATTTATTCCTGCAAAACTATTTACATCTAAAAATTCAAAAGCTATTCTTACATGGAAATTTTCTATGACTGAAGATAACAATGCTTGAATTGTTGGAAAATCCATATTTTTTACATATATGGGAATAACCAATAACCCACAATCAACCCTATATGCGATATTAGCTATCCAAGTCAATAACTTTTTTGCAAAAATTAAATTTTCATCCTTATTCAAATCCATATCCATTAAATAATCTAAACAAACGGCATTAATTGGAACTTTAAAATATTTAATTAAACTCTGGATCGTGCCACAGGAATAAAAATCACCTAAAAATAAATTGGGGTTTGTTTTTGGTATTATCCATTCAATATAGTCTAATCCAATCTCACTAATTTTTTCAAATTCTTCGCTTATTTCCTGACCATAGGGATTAAATTGCACATGCTCTCTTCCCCTTGGTGGGATTAATCTTCCTTGCATTATTCCGATATTATTCATATTATATCTCTACCTCCACAACAAATTAAATTACCCCCTTGCATATAATCTGAGTCTGAACTACACAAAAATTTAATTGAACCATTATACTCATCAACTTTGGCAAGCCTGCCGATCGGTATTTTATCTTCCAAATTCTTTTTTAAAGTATCTGATTGCCCATTATACACACTTCCTGGGGATAAACAAACCGACTTGATCTGACTGCCATAATAACTGGCAATGTACTTAGTTAGATGTATAAGACCTGCTTTTGAGACACTATAATCTGGTGGTTTAATATATCCATTTTCATATATTCTTTGATCACTTGTTATTATACCAAGGTCTGATATTATATTCACAATAGTTCCCTTAAACCCTTCATTTGTATTTTTCAACATATATTTTATGCATTCTCTACTAAGCAAAAAAGCTCCTGTTAAATTAACAGATAATGTTTTATTCCATTTGTCTAAACTATAGATTTCAAAACTGTTATTCACACCTTCTTTTGGAGGAAAATTTATAGCAGCACAATTAATAAGTATATCAATTCTGTCATAATTATCATATATTTGATAAATTGTTGTTTTAACATCCTCTTCATCTGTAATATCTATTGGGTAAAAACGTGATTTTTTAATCAATCTATTGATTTTTTTACTTGGCAAATCCAAAATAATTACTTCATTATTATCATCTTTGGATAATGTATATGCAAATTCACCCCCAAGTAAACCGTGACCACCAGCAACGAGTATTATTTTTTTATTCATTTATAAATTCCAGTATTTTTAAAAATTTGAGCAGAATTTTCTTTCATTAAAGCTTCTGCATTAACAAAATCAATTTCATCATTTATACTTATACCATATAATTTATCAATAATAACTGGTTTGCATGGATGAACAATTCTAACCCTATCCTTCAAAAATCTTTCTATTTTAATAGCCCAAGCTCCAACTTCTCTAAATAAAGTATCATCATCATTTTGCCTCATTTTCCTATCGGTATATAATGCTTCCCATTCAAACTTTGGTCTCGGACATTTCCAAAATTGCCCAATATCTTCATGAATGATAAAAGAAGAATCCACACAATCATCTATTGAATCAAGCATAAGATCTAATGAGTCTATTGGTATTAAGGGGGAAGTCACTTCAACAATACCCAAAATACCTGTATATATTCCATACTTGTAGAGTTCGTTTAGGCATACTTCCTCAGTTGTTGTGAAACTTGTTGCTAAATCATCTATTCTTTTTGATAAAATTAAAGCCTCTTCATCAAATATTAATCCGAAGTGCAATTTTACCATTTCCAAGTACCAATCACTGTCAGAAGAAACTATTACTTTATTAATTTTTCCATTCTTATATAAGTGATATAATTTTTTGATGGTCCAATAATAAAGTGGTAGATCAAGGAAATTCTTAATATTTTTATTTTTTATTTCCTTTGAGCCTGATCTCATGGGTACAATAACTGTAGTATTGTATGTAGGTTTTTCTAAATTATTTTCCACTTTTAGTTCTCAAGTTCATTAAAAAGAGTCACAAAAAATCCCCAAACAAATAAAGCAATTACTGAAATTGTGTATAAAAAATAAAGATAATCATTTTCCATATTAACTCTATACTGCCCAACAAAAACAGATCCGAGCATTGCTCCAATACCAAAAAGTCTTTTTTTGTTTTTTAGTTTCATTAATCATTTACCTTCTTTCTTCCCCCTCTTTTTACCACAACACCCTTTTCTTTCCTCCATTGACTGAGAATCGTTCTGAAAGTTGATTCTTTTAAAGAAACCGATGTAATCATATTATAAGAAAGACTACCCCCAGCTTCATCTAAAAACTTAAATACCTTTTCCTTTACTGTTGAACCTACTTCCAATTTCTTTCTCCCCATTTTAGTCTCCTTTTTATTAATTATTTCTTCCTAAATTTATAGAGTATCTCCGCTCCATTTGCAGGTCCCGATATAAAAATCCTTTCGTTTGTTACAAATTTTAAGTATTCAAAAAAAGCAACTATTTTTGTATCCAAATCTGCTACTTTGCCCTCCATTGATAGTTTTAATCTTGTAACAAAATCTCTAACCATATCTAAATACATCCCCCTCTCTTGATCAAAGGTTAAAATTGTTTCACATTCAAAATCATAGCGATTAATGTATTCAAATATTTTATCAGGCAAAATCATTTGTTTATCTGTTTTTGACATTTCTGCTCCAACAAACAATTCTAATGTTTTCCATATAACACCCCTAAGATTTAGAAAATTTGGATGTTCCAAAACAAAATAACCACCGGATTTTAAAAGTTTATTTGCGATATAAAACAAAATTTCAGGATTATCAAGGTGTTCGATAACGCCGATTGATGCAATGACATCAAAGTGTTCTTTATCAAGACAAAGATTTTCCTCAATTTCAAATTTTAGATCTTCAAATGATATATGTCTAAAATCAATCTTTCGCAACGCTGTTACTTCGTTTTCTTTTGCTTTATTTATTCCTACCCCAGAAAAGTCATAGCCGTGAAGCTCAGAAGGTTCTTCCAAAGTTGCATATCTTGTTAAGAAATTTCCTGTCCCGCACCCCAAATCCAAGATTTTTTTCCCATTTATATGATTTTTAATCATTTTATAAACTTCGGAATATATAAGGTCTAATGGAGATGTGAAAAATTCTTCCTTGTCATTTTCATAAACTTTATTATAAATTTCTCTCAATTCTTCATCTGGCATACATCCTCCACGATTTGTTGAACTCTATGAGTATATAGATGTTTTCTTAAAACCAAGTCTTGTCCTCTTCCTGCAATTTCTTTTGCTTCGCTTCTGTGTATATTATAATAGTAACATAGATTTACCAAATCGTCAAAGTCTTTATAATATCTAAGGTGTATCCCATCTTGAAATAATTCTGTTTCCCCTTCCACTTTATTTGTTAGAAGAAGTCCCCCCATACTCAAAATTTCAAACACCCTCATTTGGTATCCTGAGTTTGTTATTCCTATGTTAAGATTGATTTTTGTGTCATTAACTGTTTTTACATAATCTATATGTGTATAAGAATACTGGATGGGGATTCCCTTATCCAATAAATAGTTTATCATATTGATCCTATTCACATTCAGATTGCCAACGAACCCAACATCTATTAATTTATTTGATACTTGCAAATCTTTATGAACTTCTTTATCCGCCGCTAATGGAAGGAAAAAAGAATTCTTATTGAATTGTTTATAAAAAGGAAGCTCTGCTTCTGTGAAGGAATATACAATATCAAATAGAGGGGATTTTGTCTGAATAATGAAAGCGGCTTCTTGGTTTGCTTGCACAGAGTCTTGCAAATATAGTATTTTACATATCCTGCAAGCAAAAACATCCTCTGGGTTTATGCGTTCCCCCTTAATTACCAACAAAAATTCTGCATCTGTAATATATCTTATTCTATTAGAAACTTCGTGTCTATTCATAACTCTATAATCGGTTTCTATTACTTCATAACCCAAATCTTTAAATGCTTTTGAAATAAAATTTTCCATCCCATTAGGGTTCTTTGTATTAGCCCCAACCAAATGTATTCTTTTTTTATTTTCCATAGTGTACCTTTTCAAAATCTACAATAGAATGCCAAATTTGTCTTCCTCTATCCTTATCTATATGAATGCCCAAAGAACTTATACTATGATAAACCTCATCATAATTCTCAAGAAAATAGGGAAAATACAAAATATGGTGTTTTATTCTAAGATTTATACACGTATTTATAAAAACTTTAAATTTTTCATCCAATTCAGCAGGTGAGAAATTTGTGTAATATCCTAAATTACCATGACTTTTCTTTGATTCTAATGCGTGTAATGGTTCCCTATAGGTTATTAAAACAGATATATTAGGTTTTACCACAGTCCAAATTTTTAAAATATTTGGATTAAAAAGTAAACGAGGGTGCTTCATAACAATTTTATCAATTTTAGCAATTTCTTTTTCCAAAAATAAAATTAGTTCTTCTGAAAAAGGGTTATTTTGAAAAGTAGTTAAAACGGCTTGTACCTGTTCGTCTTCAAAACCTGCATTTATGGAATCGTTCCAAGAACCTCCTGTATTATAACCTAAGTCATGCAAAAATTTGGTGAGTAGTGAAGTCCCTGATCTAAAAAATCCCGTGATAAAAAGATGTTTTTGATAATCCATATTTATCCTTTATAAATAAACACTCACAATCTCAGAATAATAATTAGTCCAATATTCCCTATTATGTACATTTGTTTTACAATGACAATTACCACACAAAGTTATTAAATTTTCTGGGTTATTGTTTTTCTTGTCATAATCTATATGGTGAATACATAAATTTTCTGTGTTCATACATCCAGGTGTTTGACATATATTTAAATCTCTATTTTTAATGAATTGTTTAAATTCTTTATTAAATTCTTTAGGATATATTTCAAAAGAAGAGCCTCCATTCCAATTTGGGGATAATTCCCGTTTCTTCCCATACATAGGGTTATCTTTTCCTATCCATTTACCCTTTCTATATTTAGACATTTTTTGTCTTGTTTCTTCTAACACTTCTCTCCCCATAGCTTTATTTCTTATTTTTAATCTTGTTTCTTCTGTAACTTTTTTACCAAAAGAGGGGCTTTTTTCACCCTTTTTTCCAAATTGTGGATTGTTCTTTCCCTTTTTAGATTCAGATACTTTCTTATTTCTTTCCTTAGAATATTGCTGACAACCACAGGATTTACATCTTTTTCCACTACTTAATTGTCTTTCAACTTCTTGTAAACAAAAAGAACATAAAAATATGCCATAATAAATCCATCTACCATTCTTATTTTTCTCTTTTCTTGTTTTTCTTATTAATTTCATATTATAATTTTTGTAAAAAACAATCAAAAGACCATGAATTTTGAATTTTATCAAAACTTAATAATTTAAATTGTGTTTGTAATTTAGCTAAAACCATGTTCCTAAAATCTTCTGGCAAAAAGTCATTTATGTGGGTTGGGTCTGCTTGTTCTGTCCCGATGTTTGGAATATATCTTTTATGAGGAACAATAAGTAACAATACCCCTCCAACTCTTAATTTCTTAAACCAATCTTCTACTGCTTGAACAGGGTCTTTAATATGTTCGATAAGATGAGAAGCACAAATAAAATCAAGTGTTTCATCTCTAAAAGGTAATTCCTTTGTCCCATCCCAAACTAATTCTGGTGTCTTCCCACCATTTCTGTCTTGATCCACCCCAACTGCAAAATTCACCTTTTTTCGATTATTACAACCTAAATCCAGGCCGTTCAACATATTTTCTTGTGTCTTTAAAAAATTATTTATAAATTCTGTCTCAGACCTCCATAAATGACTACCAGATGTTTGTAAAATAATATTGAATTTCCCCTCAACCCAAAGGTCGGGTCTCCGTTGGAGTGCCCGATTAAATATTAAATTCTTCCAATACTGAGGGTCATTTCCTTCTCTTACCCATTTCTGAGTAAATTGCTCAGAATGCAAACGATTCTCTACCAAAACTTCTGATATATGCTTTAGTTGAACAGAATGCCCCACAAGTCTAATAATAAAATCCGTATCTGCGGAATATTTAAGCGTTGTGTCCCATCCCCCAATTTCTAATGTTTTATCCCTTCTGTAGCATTGAAGATGCCCAATATTTTGAAGATCCTTTATACTTCCAGATTTCCATTCAGGATATTTTCTAACCTGATTTGTTCCTAAAATTTTAAGATCTGAATATATAAATCCAATCTTTCTATTTACTTCCTTATCAATAAAATTTGAAAGTTTTTGCAAAGCATCTGGCATCAAAACATCATCGTGGTCTAATCTAATTAACCATTCACCTTTAGAATAATAAACTCCTATGTTATGACTCTTCTGTAGGCCAAGATTTTGCTCATTCTTCACGTATATTAAGTCTATTTCAGGTCTATCCGGCAATAAAACTTTTGAGGTAGATGGGGTATCTGAATCATCTATAATTACTACTTGAAATGGTTCTTTATATATTTGATTATAACAAGACTCCACCGCTTCTGACAAAAACTGGGGTTGATTATATGCAGTAATTATAATTGAGAATTTCATTTAATTTTCTTCCTCATCATCTTCCAAATCAACTTCTACTGTAGGGTCTTCCCCATTTTCCAATTTTTCTTGACAACATGAGCAAGTCGTCTCATATCTATCACCAAATTTATTCTCAAATTCTTCATAAAAATCATATACATTGGATAAAAATCCAATTAAAAATCTATAATCTCTATCTGTTTCCCCAAACTGCCACAAAAGATGTAAGGCATGGTAAATTGAATCTTTTGTTAATTCTATATCATCTTCCTTTTCATTCAAGGAAAGCCTATTAACTGCGTACTCTATAAAGTCGTCTTCAAAATTTTCTAAAGGTCTTAACTTTTTTTCCTCTTTTTTTGTCATTTTATACCTCTATTTGTTTTTATACCTACTCCCAAATTTGTTTTCAAATTCACTATAAAGATTATCAATTTCTATTATTTTACTAATAGCTTCTTTAGCATTGCTATTGGCTAAAATGGAAAGAGTTTCATCAACCCAATCCTTCTTTTCTTCTATGCTATGATTATTCCAATCATTTGAAGGTGTCCAATCATTTTCTGGGTCTGTTAATCTACTTGAAATATATGTTAATACTACATCATTATAAGTTTCCTCTGGTTTAATTTGAAATTTCTTATGTTCAAATTCCCACCACAAATAATCAATTTCAAGGGTTCTTCTAAGAACACAATTAACACAATATTGGCATAAAAGTTGCAATATAGTTGCAATATATATTGCTGGTTTTCTTGATTCCTCCTTAGAAGGGTCAGGAACAAATCCCAATCTATGCATAATATATGTATGACAATCCAACCCAAAATCTTCTTTTTTCCTTTTTATTATTTTATTCATAGTTTAATATTATCATATTATACAATTATGTCAATTAAATGTTTAGAATTCTCAAACCACCCAAGGTTAGCCTCAGCATACTTCCTACTTGCTAATTGCATTTTATATAATTCCTCTTTGTTTTCAGATAGTTCTATCATTTTCTCAGCAAAATCTACAATGTCTACCTCACAAGATTTAACGAAAATTCCAGGAATTTCTTTCTTCTCTTTAACTTTTATTAAATAACCATTTTCCCCCTCAATTATCCTTTCATTTAGAGGAGCACAATCAGTTGCTATTACAGGTCTGCCCAATGCTAAAGATTCCATCTGCGGAAGGCAATTACCCTCCCATCGGCTTGGCAATACCACCAAATCTGCCTCTTGGTAATATTTAATAAGTTCCTGAGTAGAGACAGTGGAACTTGATTTTATAACATTTTGTGACCTCACTGATTGATTCTCCTGCTGTGTATGAATGTGCAGTAAAGTTTTGTCTCTTGGGCAAATCCAACTAAAAGCATCTACTACAGCTTTTTCATTCTTACGATCATTTACCCCACCAAAACCTGCTGGGAAAAAAATTAAGGGTTTATCTTTTTTGATAGGTTCTTGGAAGGAATATTGGTCTAAATCTATCCCCCAAGGAACAAAAACAGCATTATCTAAAAGATGATCGTTTTTTAAGAGATTATATGAGGATTTGGTAGGACAAACAATATGTGTAAACTGTTGATAATATTGAAGTTCTGCCGGATTTATGAATTCCCATACGACATAATTTATACTTTTGACCCCTAATTTGTTGCAAATTGGGACAAGATTTTTGGTATGTTGTTCCTCTACAAAAATTACTATATCAAGTTTATTTGCAATAATCCATTGTTCAAAATCCCCTTCTTCTATCTTATAATTTGGATAAAGCAAGATATTTGGGTGGAAGTAATCGTCCCAGTATTTTATTTTCTTTCTGTTGTCAGCTATGGACATTCTGGCAAGAATAGATATATTGGCATTTGGTATATGCCACTGAATAGCTTGTTTAATCTGTTGACAAATTACGCCAGAACCACGATCAAAATATACAGACACAATTCCAATATTCATTTATATATTATATCTTATTATTTTATAAAAGGCAAGTTTTTATTTGATCTAAGTTAATACAACAGATATGATCTTATGGCAAACCAGAGAGACTACTCCACCCATAACAATTTCTTGGTCTCGTGCCAAAACATAAGGGGTTATGGATAGAATTTCAGATCCTAATTGAGGACAATAATCATTTATGTCCCAATTTTCCCTTAAAACGTTCCCCAATTTTGAAAGCCCCGTCCTTAACCCCTGGCGGGAATTTCGGTCATTTAAATTTGCATACCAATATGTTATGGAAAGTTGCATAGAAAGTGTTTTTCTTCTAGGCATTTCCTTCCATGCTTCTGTAATACTATCCAATTCTATTGTGATATAGGGGTATTTGGGGATGAAATTATCCTCAGTTTTTGCAATATCTGCAACAGCTAAGTAATCTTTATAATTACTTATAACTGTGTGCACATTTGTGATTAGGTCTTCAATGTAATTTGTGGTATCTGAAGGATTTGACATTATATATTAGTCTCTACAGCTTTTTCCATAATTTGAAATACTTGCTCGGCTTCCTCTTCCGTGATGAAGAAAAATTCTCTTTTATTGTTAAAAAATTTAGCATAGGGCAACTTCGATCCAGAAATAGCATACCTGAATTGAACCCCATTTGCTATTTTATCAACTTCAAATATGTTAGCATCTTTCTCTCGTTCTGTTGCGGATGTGTACATGGTATTAGTTAAGCGTCCCAATTCGTTTAACTTGCATACTCTTTTTCCAAAAGAACCAACCTTAACTTTGTATCCTTTGCTAACTGCTCTTGTTTTCCATTTTCTATACATTGGTGTAAGTGGCTTCCAATTAGACTTCCCCTCTTCAAAACGCTTCTTAATAAAAACACTAATTTGTTCAAATACATTTTTCCATAAAGCATTAGTAAAAGTTTTATTTTTTAGTGCCTCATCTAATCCTTCAAAATCTCTTATAATTTCGGTTGCACCATCAATTTCTACTTTCCAAGTTATCATAACTATTTTTTATAATGAGTTTTTATGTCCTTGGAATCTTCAAGCAATCCGTCTCCGATTCCTTGCACACCACGATCTTTGAAAATCCTTGTAGCACTTGTGTATCCAGCCATATTAGAAGTATCCCCACTGGCTCCTGAGATGTAACCCTTCTTATAAGATTCGATAGTTTTATCCACCATTTCTTTCCAAGACTTCACTACGTCTGATAACTCACCTGGCTTATTTGCACTGAATACTGCACTGTAAAGCAAAAATGCCCCCATATAATCTGAAGCAAACTGAAGGGAATTTGGGGCAGGACTTACTGGAATGGAAGAAACAGTATCTTCAAGTTGAGAATTTATGTAGCGTTCCCCATCTTCAATGTAAGCTCTTACATCAGAAGTTCCTAACGAATCTGTCATAGCTGTGCCTATCGAAAGATTCCCATAGGCTATTCTTAAAATACGTTCAATGGTTTGTGTCCCAGTTGAATAATTTATTGACATATTATTTTTTCTTTTTAGGTTTTATTTTTGTTAAATATGTATTTGTTTTGATCTTAGGTGTTTGTTTTGTTATAGCCATTTTATTTAACTGTGTAACCTTGTGAATTCAAAAAAGCTGTGCCAAATAAATTACTTAGTTTTATATTCAAAGCAGTGCCTTCTGAAGTTTTCAATGGGGTTACAAAAAATTCATTTATTTTATCAGCAGTAGGTAATTGCATAAAATATAAAAATGCTGTACCATTTAAGAACTGAACAGAACAACCAGCCAAATTACTTGAAAAAGATAAACCAGTGATAAATTGAATATCTCTTCCAGAAGTAGGGGCAACAGATAAACTAACTGTTCCACCGCTAACAGTTCCTATAGAACCATGCCATCTACGATTCCATGAATCCGTTTCCTTGGATCTTATAATTTGATCAAAGTCTCTTGGCATTTATATCAACCCAGTCCCAATAAAAATTCCGATTGCGGTTCCAGCAACTCCAGCATAGGTTCCGCCTCCGACTTGCCATATAGTCACTGATTTCATATTATCAAAAGAAGTTCCGTATGTATGAGCAGTTGATTTATTTAAAGCTGTTATTACATGTTGGGGAACTTTTATAAGCCATGATCCATCCACATTCTTATCTCTCATCAATTGAACCCGACCAACTCTATATATTCCAAACTGACTATTATCTATCACATCAGCCATTGATTATCTAACCCCCTTTATTTCTTATGTGAAAAATTGTGTATTAAATTTTTATCAACAAGAACACTTTTTGATAAATCTGTTACAAAATTTATTTCCTTTTTCCGTTTACCAACTTTCCCTTTGGGCTGCAACTCTTGTGGAAGAATTTCGATCCAACCAAGTTCTTTATAATATTCTGCTAAATTTTTAGTAATATCAAAAATATCCCCTAAATTTTGGGGACCGTTGGGATATAAGGTGCTATAATGTTTGCATCGCACAAGCATTTAAATTCCCTCAATAATATAGGGACCTCTTTTTATAGAGGTCCCATCAATTTAATAAAACTAAAATTAGGTTATGACACCTGAAAGTAAGTATCCGCAATCATTACAGATTACTTTAGGAACATAGTTATGGACCTCTCTGATCCAATCCCCTTCACGTTCCTCATCCCTCCAGGATGAAACCTGCATATTACGGCTTGACAATACAAATGTTCTTGCAAGAGTAATGGTATCGGCAGGGTTCACATAAGCAAGGATGCAATTTTTACCCCATACATAAGCCATAGAAGGAGCAAGCCCTTGAACAGCACTATTGTAAATAGCGGGAGCAATTACAACTTCCATATCCCAAAGGGTTTTTGGCAATCCACCTTTTGTAAGCATGGTTAGATCCACATATTTCCGTAATTCCTTCACCTGTGGATGATGTGCAAGATACCGCTCAACGTGGGGAGGAACCAAAATTACATTTGGAACCCTACCAGTTCTTGCAGTAACAGCTTCCTTCCCAGTGCTTATATCGCTCTCTGGGTCTGAGTTTGTGTAATCATCCCAAAGATTTGAAGGAGTAACTATGAAATCAGGAGCAGCAGCAGAAATACCACCAGAAGCACCTGTTAGGAGTGTTGCAACGTCAATCTCCACACCAAGCTTTATTTTCTCAGCAAGGAATTTAGTAACATCTGCCTTTAAATTGAATACATTATCAGCATTGTTCATTGCACGGTCAGTTACCATATCCTTCTGTGCTCTTTCGTATGTTGAATATGTATCTTCATCATACGCTAAAGAAGCTTCCTCAGCAGGAGCACCATCAGCCCGTTTAGGAGCACCAGAGAAGTAACCATCTTTCTTATACTTCCTATATATATCAGATTCTTTTGTTACAAAAAAGGAAGGTGCAAGCTTTTCAGCCACAAAAGCGGCATTACTATACTGAACCGCAATTTTGGACAAATGCTGATTAGTCTTTATCTTCCCTGTTTGAATTGTTATAGCCATTCATTTCCACCACCTTTCATTAATTTACTGTATTATTTTTAATAAATCTATCTTTAACTATTTCAACCTTAAACAACTGTCTTGGCGTAGTTGCAACTTCCTTAGCAAAACCAAGCACAGGTTGATCAATTTGATAATAGAAATTCCCACCACCGAAAGCACCTGCATCAACTGACATAAGAACAGTCCCACTTGCTTGTAATACCAAGAAAGAATTTGTCCCTGTCTCTCTTACTGACCCAGGAACAGCCTTGAAACTAAGTCCTGCATGTGGTATAACATGTGTACCTATATCCCCACCTGCGGCTATAGATGCAATAGCTTGAGATGTATAACCACTACGAACAAAACCAGTTGTACCCCCACTATTTGTATAATCCAATATAATAGGATCACCTAAAGCAACCGTGCCATTAAGTGAATTCCTCATATTAATTACGCCTTCAGTAGCAACAGTAACAAGATTGTTCTGTGTTCCATCATTTGCTAAAATACCCCAAGGTATATCAGCAGCAGTATGACAATATTCAGCAGCTTCAGCAGTTCCTATAGCAGTTCTAACAACATGGCCTTCAAACCCATAACTTGAAGGAACCCACTTTGCTGATCTATGACCACCTTTATTATCCCCTGTAGAAAACTGTGGCATTAAAAATCACCCCCTTCAATAAATTTTTTATAATTCTATTTTACCTTCTTTTGTAAGAACTGAACAAGCTTCTTGATAAGAAAGTTTATTTGTCTTTGCATATTCTTCTACTTCTTTATCGCTCATATATTTCTTATTAGGGTCTTCATTTTTCTTGTTATGAGCAATTTCTTCAAGATTGACCCTAACTTCTGTTGGAATAGTTTCAAGAATATCAACCAATACTTCACTTATTGACATATCTGACTTATCATCAAGTTTAATAGTGGCAAACTTTCCATCAACATCTGAAAGCATGACCTTTTCTACCTTGGCAATCACTGCGGGCCAAAAACCTTTTTCTACAAGAGCAGAACAAGTATTTTTAACCTTTTCTGTGTGAAGGTCTTTATCCCTTTCAGCAAGTTTAGCTTCAGCATCAGCCAATTTTTTATTAGTTTCTTCCATTTTCTTTGAATTTTCTTCAGAAAGCTTTTTCTCAACTTCAGCAATAGAAGCCTTATGAGCATCCTCCATAGCTTTCTTATCCTTTGCAAAAGTATCTGAAAGTTCTTGTAGTTTCTTTTCCATATCCTCTAATCTCTTTTCTTCCGCCATATTATCTTCACCCCCCTCTTTTTTCAAATCTTTTGTTTTGAGGTCTCCCCCATCAACCAAAGCAGTTGATTTTTCTTTTAATATATTATCTAAAAATTGAAAAAATTTAACTTTTTGTTCCTCTAAAATAGCCATACTTCACCCCCTTTATATCAATCCTATAATATATTATAGTACAAAAACCTAAAAAAAATAAACTTTTCTTTTAAAAACAAGGAGTTATAACCAAAATCTCTATTCAAACCAAGAAAAAGTGCTCCAGGGTAAAAAAACATTGCCAGAAGTTTCAGATTCATGGACTATACAAACCCCATTCCCCGGCAAAAGTTCAAATTCCTGTTTAAAATCAATGCTTTGTGGTGGTGAACCATTAGAAAAATTGAAAGTTCTTCTATCAACAACATTCCCTAAAGTCAAAGATCCCCCGGCATATATTTGGGCAACTGAATTTGGAGAATTAGGATTATATTTAATTATATTTCCTGTTAAATCAGTAGGCCCACTGCCGATGCTTGTAAATAAAACTGCTTGAGATATAACTGTAATACTTCCACTTGCGGAAGCACCCATACTTATTTCCAAAATATTTAAGTTTTTACCACTGCCTAATGGGTTCCATAAAGCAAGGATATTAGAAAAAAGGGGGACATCTGTCCCCCATCTAAAGGAGCAAGAGTATAAATTTTCTTTCCAAAACGTGCGTCTTAGGTTTAAAATATTAAAAACTCCTTTATTATCAAATAGTTATATAAAATTGGGTTTTTGGCAGAAACCCAAAAAACTGTGAGATTAAATAGAAAACTATCCCCCTAAATGTAATTCAACTAACTGATTGTAAGAAATTCCAGCAGCGTCATCAGAAACTAATTCTACATCTAACAAATGCCTTCCATTAGCTATTGCAGAAATATCTATTTCCTGTTCTTTTAATTCATAAGTTGTAGCCACCGAAGTCTCATCAGAACCTACTGTAACACCATCAATTTTGTATCTTACTGTAGCTGTGTAAAGAGCATTATTGCTTTTCATTTCAGTTTTAGTTATTAAAGTAGTTCCTGGAAGATTTGATGCTTTCACAAATCTAAGTGTTTTCTGTATACTTGGAGTAACCCCTGTTACAGAAACTTCAGAATCATCACCAATAACTAAAGAAGTTTTGTGCTTAGAAGACAATTCCGCATCAACAACCCCAGAAGCAATTTTAGCCCCAATAACAGCATCATCCGCTATTTCAGTAGAACCTACTGCACCATCCGCTATCTTAGCTGAGGTTACTGCATCAGCAGCAATCTTAGCTGAGGTTACGGCATCATCAGCCAAATCTGTTGAACCAACTGCTCCAGGAGCTATTTTTCCTGTTACAACTGCATCATCTGCAAGTTTAACTGTAATAACCGCCCCATCTGCTAATTTGGCAGATGTCACAGACCCGTCAGCTACTTCCCCCACTCGTCTTAAGTTTAAAGCCATGAAAATCACCCCCTTTCTATTATAGTAAGCATTCCATTAATTTACCCATCATTATATTTTGGTAGAATTCTGTAAAATATTGCCTTTTATTTTTGCCATTAGTTTTCATGTGACAACTTCTACATAAAGTTATAACATTCTCTGGTATATTGTTCTTTTTGTCATAATCTATATGATGTGCATCTAAAGTATTTGATTTATGTTCACAATTTGGGTCTTGACATGTATAGTTATCTCTTTCCAATATTTGTTGTTTAAATCCCTTATTGAATTCAGGGGGATATATTTCAAAGGATTTTCCATTTTGCCAATTAGTTGATAATTCACCAAATCTATGAGTATCATACATAGGATTATTTTCTCCTTTATTTCTTTCAGAATTCCTTCTATTCTCCTCTTCTGTATGTTTTCTACCTATAGCTTTTTCTCTTATCTTTTGTCTTGTTTCTTCAGATACTATTTTACCATACATGGGATTATTCTCACCTTTTCTTTGCTTAGACCATATTTTTTTAGTTTCTTCTGTATATTTTTTACCTAAATGACTTTCTCTCATTTTTTGTCTTGACTCTTCTGTTCTTTTTTGACCTTTATTTGATTCAGAAGATAATTTGTATTGAACACAACCGCAAGAGTTTTGTTTTAAACCATTAGTTAATCTTCTTTCAACTTCTTGTAAACAAGCAAGGCATTTAAAAACGGCCCAGGATACTGCATATCCATTTTTATCTCTTCTTGTTGGTAAGTTTCTAATTAATTCCATTTCAGCGTTTCTCCCAAATTTCTATCAATTGTTGATAAGATGTCCCATATTCTAAATTCTGTAAGTTAATTTTTATAGAATTAATTCCGTTTAGTAAATCCCCTATATAACAAGTTCCTTCCAACAAAGTAAAAGCTGTTCCAACTGTGGAAAGAACCTTTCTTGGATTACTTTCTGAATTAATAAAAAATCCTATATTGGTTGTACCTACAGAAGCCATAGCTTCTGCTTTTACAATCAAAGTATTACTTTCCATTTCTGAAGTATTCCTAACAAACCTCAATTCCTTCTGTTCAGCCCAAGCTGTCCCTGCATAAGTTACTAAATTATCATCTGCTGTGATGAACCTAGTAATAATACTTTGTGCTACCCTTGCTTCCAAAAAATCGTAAGAAGCTGCCATAAAAGTTCTTGGTAAGATTATTGCCATTTTATTGTGTTTTTCTACAAATAAATTTTAATCTAACCATGCAGTCTTGTTCACCAGTTTTACCCAATCTTTTAATTCTAATTCCTCTTAGAATAAATCCTGTTTGATAAAAAAATAAAGCGTCTCTCTCCTTGCTAAAGAGATCTTCATCTATCTTGTCAAAAGAAGTAAAATAATGTGCCCCTATAAGATTTAAGGATTCTATCGAATCTTCTGGAATAGGCCATGTATCAAATATTTGTATGGAAAAAGAAGAAGGTATATCTGAAAGAATATTTATCCAAAGTTGGTCAATATCTATTACAGGGAAAGCATCTATTTCAACATCACTATAAGTATTATAATAAAAAGTATCATCCAGAATTAGGTCAAAATAGAAGTATTGCCCCTTTGTTTCAAAACGAGTCTGCATATTATATATACATTATTTTTTAACATAAAATGTTTCAATTTCTGTTACAAGTAAATCTATTATTCTTCTTTCCCACCCTTTTTCATATTTTAAAAGCTTCTCATTCTTTTTCTCAATCTCATCATAATAATCTTCACGTTCAAATACAGCTCCAATAGAAACTTTTAAATCAGATTGTAAAGATAGTACTCTAAATGTTTGAGATCCAATTATCCCATCATCCAACAACCCAAGGTATTTTTGTATAAATTTCTTGGCTGTAGAAACACCACAATTAATAGCTGCATCAAAAGAAACCTTGGCTAACATGGGGTATCCAGCCGAAACAAGTTTGTCACAATTTGCAGGAATCCAATAATCTTTATAATAAATTTCTTTGGCCTGAGTTATTGTTAAATTTTTAATATCTAAATTTGGATAAGATTTTTTACTGACCCCAAATTTTGTTTCCCCACCAGGATCGGAAGGGTCATTTACATAACCACCCTCAACCCCTATTGTAAATTCAAAAGCTTTATCAAAACCCTCATTCATTTACTTTCCTCTCTTGCTCCATGCATGGGGATTTCGTAAGCTCCCCAATGACTACACCCAATGTCTTTATTTGTAAATTTTTAACTTCCACATTTTTTGAGAAGTGAAACACAATTAAACCACCAACAATACACCAAACTATGCTTATTAAAAACACATATTTAAGAATCTCTTTAAATTTATCCATTATTCATTCTCCTCCAATGTTCCAGAATAACTTGCTGCTACATAAGGACCAGCACCACTAACTTCGCAACTTGCTTTAATAACTGAAAGCTGTGGTATTTTCTTTGGTATATGGAATATTTTATTATATGTGGAATTTTGAAGCATTGCAGTATCAGTAAATAAAAAAACATTTACTATCCTTGTTCCATGTATTGTCGTTGCTCTTAATCGAACCCTTGCACCATTAGCAGTAGCTAAAGAAGCCCCAGTAGTAGACCATTCATGCAAATAAAAAGTTTTCCCAAAAGGGACCATTCTTTGACAACTTAAAGACATATTACCACCAACAGAAATCATATTGTAAACAGCAGCCAATGTTCCATTTGCACATATAGAAATATCCCCTTGAGCAACTGTACCTGAACCAACTTGTATTGCATGAATAGCATTCACAAATCTTATATTTGTTCCCAAAGCCCTAACCCATGCTGTTCCATTCATATTTACAGTTTCATATTGCTCATTCCCAATAGCATCTAAATAATCTATTTCTACTTTTTGAATCCCTGTACCAGTTAATCTATCATCATAAGAAGAGGATAAAACCATCATTTGTTCCCCTCCTGATTGATTAGGCCAAGGCTGTGTAACTGAAGAACCTCTCCATAAATCTGAACCACCAGCAACAACTTGAATAGCATCCCTTTCACCAAAACCTAAAAATTCTGATATACCTTCTATAGAACCACGAGCTATTTCATCCTCAACAGCATTCGACAAAACCCAATTTTCTTTTCTTCTAATTGTATGGGACATGTTTTAAAACAACTCCTTAATAATTAGATTTTACTTCGTTTGGATTATTCATACTTTTTACCCAATCCATATTGTTCATAATTTCATTCATAATTTGTTGCATGTGAGTTTTAATTATGGACTTAACCATCATTTCCCCATTCTTGGTTTTCATTTCATCCATCATTTCCTGCATGTGTTCTTTCATAACATTCATAATATTTTTTATCTTTTCTTCATCATGGTTTGCATATTCTTCTAATGCAATCCAAAGTTCTTCTTTTAATTCATTGTTTAAAGTTGAATCTTCATATTTTTGAAATATATCCATATCTTCACTAAGGATTATTGGGGCAAGGTCTGTTAAAAATGGGCGATTAGTCAAGGCACCGCCGAAAAGTACATTCTTATATTCTTTCCCAGTTTCTTTATCAGTATAAGAATCACGATATTCTGGGCTAAAATATTTGAAGCCTTTCTGCTCAATGAGTTCAATCCCCCAAGGGGTCCATTCTATCAAAGCCAATAATCTATCACCTTTTATTTTTAACTCCTGAATCCAACCAGTAGCCCCATCAGAGGGTTCATGGGTCTTGTCCAAAGAAATATCCCTCCCCAAAACCCTGTCTTTCCAATTTTTGATAAAATCACCAAATAACTTAGTTGTGCCTTCTATTATTCCATATTTCGGGTGGGACCATTTACCAATACGAAATATTTCTATCCAAGAAGACTTTTTCCCTTCTTTTTCTTCCAATTGAATATCAGAAATATCTGTTAAATAATAAAAAGATTTTTCAGGATCTTCTAAATTCTTTTTTACAACGGAAGCGGCTTGGCGTATAGCAGAAACTTCACATTCTTTTTGATCCCCACCTTTTTCCACACAACGACTTAAAGCAGAATTGGCAACTTTTACCCACAAATCCTTCCCTTTTTTATCAAGACCTTTGTAATGACCATCAACGTCCCCAGAAGTCCAAGGCATGTTTATCAAACTCCTTTTTAAATGTTAAAATTTATTTTTCAAATAATACTTCTTTTTTATTTCATCTTCCCATATAGAAAATGCTTCAAAATTTGTATCCATTATGTATGCAACGGCTTTTTCCTTAACTAATTTTTCCTCCCTAATAGTTAAATCAAAAGAAGAATCAATTTCAAATTCTTTATCCAGGACTGTTTCACCTTTCTTACCAATAAAAACCACTTCTATAATATTATTTACTAAAGAATCTTTAACTTTTTCTTTCGTATTTTCTATATTATTAATAACCAAAATTTCTTCTGGATTAAATTTTGGTTCTGGTACTTCTGGTAAAAAAGGAATAATATCAATTATTTCTTCTTTTTTTCCTTTAAGAAAAGGAACAAGTAAAAGAAAAGGGGCATATCTTGTTATCATACTTTCAGTAGGTTTAATCCATGATCTTTCAGGGATAAACTCTTCATCAGAAGTTAGGGATTGCCAGAGACATCTACAATGGGGGTGGGCCGGGGGCATATAAATAGTATATTCTGGGTCGGTGGCTTCCACAACCATCCCAGATCTGCTTGCACAATAAACACAAGTCTTTGGATCATCTTTTGCAACCCATTTAAATCTAACAATTCTTGGAGAAATTATGTCTACTAATTTCATGTTTTTTAATCTATCTAAAGAAAGCATTTTCACAATTAAATAAACTCCTTTGAAATTTTTGCTCTACCTTTATTTAAGAACAACATCCATTCAGAATTAACAATATCCACTAAATTTTTATCTTTTATGGTATCAAATTGAGCTTTTACATCATTTATAATTGCTTGTTCTTTCAATTCAGATGAAGCTGAAAGTAAAGCAATCTCCGTTTTATACTTCATGTTGGAAAAATATTGGTCTGTTATAACTCTTGCTCTATCTTGTATAAAAGATTTTCCTTCTTTATCCAAAATAGGTTTATCTTCAATACCCAATTCTTGAATCGCTGTAGCTTGCCCAAAAAGATACCCCTCTTTCATCAAAGAAGAAAATATCCCCAATATTTTTGTGTTTAAAGGTCTCCATAAAGTAACAGTTTCAGTATCATTTTGGTCAATAACTTTTTTATACCAAATATCTTCTACTGAACCTTTATCAGATAACATCTTTATTATCTTATTTATAACTTGTTCCCTCTGTTTAATCCATATTTCATTTACTAAATTATCTAAATATTCTTTTTCAATCTTATTTGATTTTTCTTCTATTTCAGAAAACATTTTTGGGTCTTCAAATTTATTGGGTTCTCTCCACCAAGTAATTTCACCAAATTTTTTATTATCTGTTCCTTCTTTCTTAACAGGTTTGTTACCTTTTACAGAACCTTTCTTATTTTTATTTGAACCGTCAAGGTTTCCTTGACCATCATCATTAGTTGTATTTGGATTTCCATCATCATCAAGGGGTACTCCCACAACATCAGCAATCTCCCTTGCAGCAGGAATAGCAGATCCATTTTTTATCATTTCCATAAATACATCTTTTAAAAAACCTTTTCGTGCCTCTGTGATACGTTCAATTTTTATATAACATTCGGGTGCTTTAGCACCAAAGTTATATTCAACAAGGCGTCTAATCACATATTTGTTTACTTGATTTTCTATATCTACCAACAAAGCTTCTTCACCTAAAAGAAACATATCTGCGTGGGTCTGAGATAAAGAATAAGACCCTGCTTTAGATGAAGAATCTTGCGTAATTGTTCTTTCAGGGACAAACATAGCACGGAGGATTTTATTTTCAAAAAAAGTTAGTGCTGAAATGAACATTTCCCCACGTTTATCGTCAAGAAGATAATCAACCGTCCACTTTTTTGGCGTGTTTTCATACGTTGTACTTGGCACAGCAACAACGCTCTCCCCCTGTAATGCCTTCCCTATCTCCAAAGCAATGTCGGCATGATCTGTTCCATCTTTTGTTTGCCCCAAAGGAAAACCTATGATTGTAGGAGGGGTTCCTTTTCGTTCAAAATATCTCATCATGAATTGACAAAGATTTATCCAGAAGAACCAAACATCATAAGCAGGTTTCATTCGACTAACTCCAAACAAATTCCCAAAACTATCACCTTTATCATGTGTAAATATAAAAGATTTTTCCACCGGAAGAATTACATCTTTACCTACCCATTTTTGAACAATACCATTAAAATTCTCTTTTTCATCTAATTTAATAGTAACTGTATCAGGATATAAAGATTTAAACTTTTTCCACACAACAGCCTTGCCATTATAGAAAGGCTTATTTTCATACTTTCTATTCAGACTTATATCTTCTATATCATAAACTATTTCATGAGCTGCAAAACCAAAATCCACAGCACTTAGTGTAGAAGTTAATAAGTTATACCATAAAGGTCTTAATAATTGGTCAATAAATTCTGCAATATCCTTATCATCACAAACAGTTGTCCATTGCTGGCCAATTATGGGTAATTTTATAACTTTAAGCCCAGCAGCTATTTGGGCATTCATCCTCATTTTATTATATGTATCTATAGATATTTCATCGGGATTGTATTGTCCAATATGCTCTGCAATAAAACCATATATATTAGATAAAGGCCCCCCATGTTTAGCAAGTTCACTTGAATCAACTTTACCAACTTTTTTATCCAAAAAATTAGTAAAATCAGCAAGCAATGTGGGGTCTTTGCCAAATAATTGGTTTATTTCTTGTTTTTTTATAAAATTTTCAGAATGTTTGTATTTTGCCATATACTATATTATAGTATAAAAAACCATAAAAAATAAACAATTTCTTATAAAATTATAAAATTATAAAAATTTGAATTTTTTGGGGAATTTTTAAAAAATAGATATGCTCCAAAATGGAACAGGGGGTAAAGATATAAAAATGGCTTATAAAATAGTCCTTTCAGGACTTCAAATTAAAATATAAATTATGTTTTAGTGTATTTAGTGTAAATCAACTACGTTGTGTGACGCACGGTACTTCTGTGCGTCACGATTCAGAAGGTGAGTGAAACGAACCAAACCTGAATCGTTTTATTTCCTTAATAATGTTTCAGAATGAAACAGTTTAAGGGCAACCCCCCTTACCCCCCATAAAAAACATAAATGGAAGTGAGGTTGAAATTATTTAGTTATTTTCCTTGAAACCCTCAAGTAGTACCTGACATATCACACAGTTTATCCCTTTTAGAAATGCCTTTCCCTAAAAGAGATTCCACTTGTTTAATCTTTCCTACCCATTCAACCCAGCCAAACCCCAGAAGCCAAACTCAACCTCAGAAGGAATGATTTCAAAAATAGATAGTTAGTCAGGACATATATGTTTTTGCTGTTTTAGTGGAAACATTAGTCCACCTACAATATAAAAGCTATTGTCCCCGAAGTCCCTCTACCCTTTTGGGTTCCTTTGCCTTGTCACATTTACTAAATGCTATCGGGGTGGGTATTCTTCTTAAAATTGAATGCTATGGATGTTAGCTGCCGTTTCAATCTTTGTAAGAAAGCCCTTTTGTTTGTGCTTCTATCCTTTCTTGTTTTTCATCTTTTTTTATTAAAAAAGGTTTTTCTACTTTTTTGATTCGTTAATAATTTCATTAGAAAGGGAACTTTTTGTGTATTTATATAGTTTTGTTTTCCTTCTTTGCTTATTACTTTTATTTCTTCCATGCCAAGACCCCATTTTACTATTTCTCTTTATTCTTCAACCATTCTTGCCAATAAAGCACAGTTCTTTTTTCAGATACAGTATATCCTTTATTTATTACTTTGTCAATTTCATCTTCTTCTAATAATGTAATATCTTCAAGTGCTTGTTTTCGTTTACATTTTGGGCATTCATAAAATACATGAAGATGTGACTTAGGCAGATCCTCCATTATTTCAATGGGGACAGAAGAAATATCAATATTTGATTTAAAGAAATTTTCTTTAAGATGTGGATAAAATGTTAAAGTTTCTATATATGTGTTGCAATTACTACATTTAGTGTTCATAAGAGACTCCTTATATAAACTAATATAAACTTATATTACCATAAAAACTCATAAAAAATAAACAGAAAATACTTTTTATTTTTTGTTGTTATCTGTGATATAATTAATTTAATTGTCAATTATATATAAGGAAGAAAATGCTTATTAAAAAGAAAAAAGTTGCCCCCCCCGAATTAACAGATGCTAAACTCAAAGAATATATGAGTAATCGTATGACCTTCCGCAAGGAGCAATTTGTACTAGAACCTTCTATAGATTTCCCAAATGGGGGACTTTTCGGAGATTTATGTCAACAATGGCAGATAGATTATATATATGAGCCTATTGATAAAAGAGATGAGGATGGCTTTCCTACATATAGATTATTATATATAGGTTTACCAAAAAAGTGGGGGAAAACAGCTCTCCTAGGAGGGGAAGGTCTTGTTCAATTATTACTTTCCCCCAGACCCACCGAAGAGAATTATATCTTAGCAGGGGACAAATTTCAAGCCACATACTTATTGCAAAAAATTAAGGATTTTATTGCTCGTAATCCTAATTTTGTTGATTTATTTACAATATATAAAAATGAGATAATTGTAGAATCAACAGGAGCGATGATTCAAGTAATGAGTTCAGAAGCATCTTCTAAACAAGGACGTAACCCAGATTTTTACATATTTGATGAGTTTTGGAATCAACCCAATAGAGATTTATTTGATACCATGTTTCTTGGGCAAGCAGCTAAACCAAGTTCTCAGGGAATAATAATTACAAACGCTGGTTATGATAAAAAATCTATTTGCTGGGAAGTCCACGAGTTATGTAAGTCACAAGAATTCAAAAATTTCTATTTTTTTGAACCCACAGGTGTATTGCTTGATTCATTAAAAACTCCTTGGATATCTGAGCAATGGCTTGAGATAGAACGTAAATCAATGCCACCAAAAGTATTCAATAGATTTAGGAAAAACCTCTGGGTTGATGAGGGGGAAAACCCTTTTATGCCAGAAGAGGGTTGGGGATGTTTTAAAAATTTTATGTCAGAAAAATCAATATGTTATAATGGGCCTCATTATGTAGGAGTTGATCTTGGATTGAAAAAAGATGCAGCAGCTCTTACTGTTCTACATGGAGAACATAAAAAATTAGTTGTAGATCTTTATAGAAGATGGTTAGGAAGTTCTGAAAATCCTGTAGAAATATCTGAAATTGAAAAAGAGTTAATAATGATTCTTACAAATTTTAATGCTTGCGTATTGGTATGTGACCCTTGGCAATTGATGGGTACTATTCAAAGATTTAGGGCATCTGGTATTGAAGTTATTGAATATTATTTAACAGCAGAAAATATTGGTAAACTTAGTAGAAATTTGTTTTATCTATTTAAAAATCAAAGCATAGATTCACCAAGATATCCAAAACTTGAAGATGAATTAAAAGGTTTACAAGTTGTGGAAAAAAATTATGGTTGGAGAATTGATCATAGTGAGGATACAAGTAGCGACATCACAATGGGCCTTGGTATGGCTGCCGTAATCGCAATGCAAAGAATGATGGATCAATTTACTGGTAAAGATTTAGCGGATTTAGGATTTCTTGATCAATCCTCAATTTTCAGAGCAGGGGGAAAAAGGGATTTTATTGAGGTTATAGAAAATCCAAAAAGTATTAAGAAGGAAGAATTCTTTGAATCCCCAAAATTGCATCAGTTTATAAAACGACAATTTTAAAATGGGGAATCCAGATGGGAGAACATGGCTTACTAAAACTAAGGAACAAAAAGAAAAGGATATTCAAAAACATTTTTTTAAATCCCCAATTCCAGAACTTGAAAGAAGAATTAAACAATTAGAAAATTGTATAAAAATAAGCAGGAGTAAAATTGAAAAATATAACACTCTTATCAGACCTCTCCTTATACAGGAACAAACTTTATGCACAAAAAACAAGATTACGAAAATTAAAGAAGAAATTAAACAATTACAAATCGAAATTAAAAAGATTAAAGCAAAAAGAAGAAGAAGAAAAGACCGCAAAAAGATTAAAAAAAGAAAACAGTGGTTAGAATATCAAAAAAGTTTGTTGACTTTTGAGGAAATAATTGATATTATAAAAAGAGGGGTGTGAATGGAAGAGGAATATCCAGAAGATGTTGGGGAAGATAAAGAAGATGTTGGGGAAGATAAAGAAGATGTTGTATTAGAAGGAACCTCTGTTCAAGAAGATTCTGAAATTATGGAAGAAAATAAAATAGATACGGAGCCTCAAACAAAAAATCCCGTAGGACGCCCATTAGGTATTCCTGCTTCACAAGCACAAAAAGATGCTGTATCAAAGGCCGCAAAAGAATATCAAAGAAAACTGAAAGAAGGTTTAATTGAGAAAGAACCCTGGGAGGAGCATGGGGCCTACAGTTATTTATCCAGTGGCAGAGTTCCCAAAAAGAAAAGATATCTGCTTGAATTTGTTCATAAAGAAAGAGAGAAATGGCTCCAAGAACTTGGCGGGGAAGAAAATCTTAACAGTATAGAAATGAGCATGTTAGATGAAGCTTGTAGGTTATTATTATTTAGTTCAATGGTAAATGATTATTTATTATGCGATAAAGAAAGCAATATTTTATATAAAGATGATGCAGGGGATATCAAAATGCACACAGCCGTTTCACGGCATTATTTAAGTTTTACAAAGACATATATACAGATTCTTAAAGAGTTACAGAAAATTATAGCAATGAAACCTTCAGCAAAAAAGGGTGGGATGAAAAAAGATTCAGCTTCAAGGATACAAAGTTTATACTCTAAAAAAGACGAAGAATAAATTATTTATGGAATTGATCAAAGAAATAGAATCAAGAAGAGATAAAAAAGGATGGTTAAGAAAATGGGCAATATTTTTATGTGAACATTGCAAAATTTATGTAGAAATGAGATTGGATTCAGGGGTAAAAGCCAAATCTTGTGGATGTAATAAAAATATAAAACATGGGGATAGAAAAATAAGATTGTATGGCGTTTGGACAAACATAAAGACAAGATGTACAAATCCAAATAATAAACGATATAAAGATTATGGCGGTAGAGGCATTACTATCTGCCCTGAATGGGCAAATGATTATATTGTATTCAGGGATTGGTCATTAAGTAATGGTTATCAAGAAGGATTACAAATAAATAGAATAAATAATAA